CCGCATCGGTGAAATCGACGCTCTACGACGGCCATGCCATCCGCTCGTTCGAAATCTGCGCCAACGGCATGCTGTCCGGGCTTTCCTCGCGCTCGCGGGCATGGTTCCGGCCCAAGCTGATCGACGAAGAGCTGATGAACTTCCACCCGGTGCGGCTATGGCTCGACGACCTGGCAACCCGCATGTACGCGGCGTTCGCCATGACCAACTTCTACGAGGCGGCGCTCAGCGTCTATCTCGAGATGGCGGCATTCGGCACCGCCGCCGACATCATGGTCGGCAACGACGAGACGATCAGCGTCAACCATCCGCTGACCTTCGGCGAATATGCGATCGCCACCGGCGAGGACGGCCGGACGAACGCGCTGGCCCGGGCTCTCGCCCTGACGACGACGCAGATGGTCGAGAAGTTCGGCGCTGACCGGTTCGATTCGTCGGCGCTGCACTGGGACCGCGTGACCGAGCCGGTGAAGCAGGCGTGGGACAAGGGCAACTATCAACAGCGGTTCCTCGTCCACCAACTGATCGAGCTCAACCCGGCCTATGTGCCCGGCAAGCTCGGCAGGCTCGGGATGCAGTGGCGCTCGCTCAAATGGGAACCGGGGCAGCCAGACAAGGGCAAGTTCCTGGCGATCGAGGGCTTCCACGAGCAATGCTTCATGGCGCCGCGCTGGGAAACGCTGTCGGGCGAGGAATGGGGCACCGGCCGCGGCAAGAAGGCGCTTCCCGACATGCGCGCCCTGCAGCTTGCGGCCAAGCGCTCTGGCGAGGCCGAGGACATGGCGGTCAAGCCGCCGACCTGGGGGCCGCCGTCGCTCGATCGGGTATCGATGCTGCCGGGAGCTCACACCGCCGTCGCCGCGGTGGACATGCAGACCGGGATCAAGCCAGTCTATGAGATTCCGTACCAGATCATCCAGATGCTCGACGGCAAGATCGAGCGGCTGCACCAGGCGGTCGACGCGATGACCTATGCCGACCTGTTCATGGCGATTTCGAACATGGACGGCGTCCAGCCGCGCAACGTCGAGGAGCTCGTCCGCCGGCACGAGGAGCAGTTGACCCAACTCGGTCCGGTCACCGACCGCGCCAACGCCGAGTTCCTCCAGATCGCCTTCGACCGCATGTTCGGGATCCTGCTGCGCGGCGGCCTGCTGCCGCCTCCCCCGCAGGAAATCGAAGGGATGGAGATCAAGGTCGATTTCGTCTCGGTTCTTGCCCAGGCCCAGAAGCTGCTCGGCATCTCGACGACCGAGCGCGCCATTGCCTTCGTCGGCAACCTCGGCGCGGCATTCCCCGAGGCGGGCGACAATCTCGACATCGACGCAATCGTGCACGATTATTGGGAGCGCAGCGGCGCGCCGTCTTCCGGCCTGCGCGATCCCAAGGTCCGCGACGACATCCGCAACGCCCGGGCGCAAGCGGCACAGGCCGAGCGAGTCGCCGCGATGATGCCGGCCGCGAAGGACGGCTCGCAAGCGGCGCGGCTGCTCTCCGAGGCGGACACCGGCAACGGGTCGGTGCTCGAACAGCTGACCGGATGACCTATGCGGCACGCATGGCCGGCCATACGCGGGGCCATCCCGAGCGCCCTGGGCAACGGCTCGGCCAGAACATCGACGGCCAGGAGGCGGCGCGCGAAACCGCCCGGATCAACAGCTACACCGTGCCGACCAACGTCCTGACCGCCAGCGACGCCGGCTCCGACGCGACGATCGAGATGGCCGCGCATACCCGCGTCTATCCGGTCGAGGGCAGTGTCGGCGTGCCCAACCTCGACCTTACTGCGCAGCAGTTCACCGGGCTTGGCTATTCGGCCACGCTTTTCGTCTTTTACGACGACCCGACGCTCGCCGATCCGGAACCGCTACTGCAGGTGACGAGCGTGCAGCAGGAGGCCCAGGTCGGCTACGCGCCGGGGCGGCATTTCGTCGGCAGGATCGTGACACCGGCGGCCGGTGGCGGCGACACCGGCGGCGACGGGCCGACTCCACCCGGTGGCGGCGGCGGGGTGATTCCGTGACCCAGCTCGAGCTCGACCTGAAACAACTTTGTGCACAGGCACCGTTCCGCCGCTTCCTATTGCAGATTGTCCGCATGAGCGGCATAACCACGCCAACCGCCGGAGCCGGCGAGACCCTTCCATATCGGGAAGGGCAGAGGTCTCTGGGGTTGGAAATCCTTCGTGAAGCCGCACGCGGCCTGCCGCGTCGCGCCACTGCCGAGCAAATGCTCGCACTGGTCCTGGCAAGCGAAGCCAACCTCAAGGAGACCGACGATGACCATCGAGAATCAGAACACGAACGAGACCGGAACGGCTGAGACCCAGACGACCGAGACTTCGCAAGCCGAAACCACCGATATCAAGGCCGACGAGTCGACGGTGCTGGGCGGCGGCACCGAGACCGCCGGGGAAACCGACAAGGCCAACGAGACCCAGGCCGAAGAAGCTAAGACCGAGGAAACGGCCGAGGCCAAGGTCGAAGAGGCTTCAGCCGTTCCGGAAAAATATGAGCTGACGCCGCCGGACGGCTTCGAGTCGATCGACAGCGACATCCTCGCCGAGGCCGAGCCGACGCTCAAGGAACTCAACCTTTCGAACGACCAGGCACAAAAGCTGATGCCGCTCGCCGGCCAGCTGGTGAAGAAGACGCTCGAGCGCGCTGAGGCGGCGATCACCGAGCGCGCCGTCACCAATCGCCGCGAATGGGCCGAAGCCTTCGAGAACGATCCCGAGATCGGCGGCGTCAACAAGGCGCGCACCATCGCCTTGGCCGCCAAGGCTTTCGACCATTACGGTATCAAGGCCGGCGAGGGCGTGCGCGCCCTGCTCGACGAGAGCGGGCTTGGCAACCACCCCGACCTGATCCGCTTCGTCGCCCGAGTCGGCGGCGATCTCGAGGAAGGCAGTTTCGACCGCGGCGATGCCGCCACCACACCCAAGGCACCGGAGCAGAAGATGTACGGGCCTGAATTCCAGCCGAAAGGGTAAAAGCAATGGGCGCACGCAACGGAGCACTCGCCACCCTCGTCGATGTCACCGCCAGCTACGGTGAAGCGGGCGAGGCGCAGGGTCAGATCGCGGAAATCCTCGAGAAGGACAACCCGATCATCGAGGACATCACCTGGAAGGAGGGCAACCTTCTGACGGGTGAGCGGACCTGGGTCCGCACCGGCAAGCCGGGCGTGTCCTGGCGCCGATACAACCAGGGCGTGCCCAAGTCGAAGGGCACGGCCGGTTCGGTCGACGAAGCGGCAGCGCAGCTCGCGGCCGCCAGCCAGATGGACCGCAGCCTCGCGGTTCTCGGCGGCAACCCGGCCCGGGCGCGAATGAACTTCGCCAAGCCGTTCTTCCAGTCGATGAACGAGGAGTTCGCCGAGACGCTGATCTACGGCAACTCCTACTTCGAGTCGAAAGAGTTCACCGGCATCATGCCGCGCTTCAACGACCTCGACGGTCCGAACGCATCGCAGATCATCGATGCGGGCGGCACGGGCAGCGACAACCGCTCCCTCCTGCTGATCAGCTGGAGCGAGGAGCGCGTCACTGGCATCTATCCGCAGGGGACGAAGGCCGGCCTGATGCATATGGACGCCACGGCGAACCGCAATGCGGGCCCCGACGGCTATCCGATCGGCGACCTGGTCGCGGACGAGGCCGGCAACGACTATCTCGCCTACAGCGACTATTTCCAGTGGGACTGCGGTCTTGCCGTCAAGGATCCTACCGCGGTCGTGCGAGCAGCCAACATCGACGTTTCACTGCTCACCATGGACCGGTCGACGGGCGCCGACCTCGAGGATCTGATGATCCAGATGTACCACCGCCTGAAGAACCCGGGGCCGAACACGGCCTTCTACATGCCGACGCCTCTGGCGGCGACGATGCACCGGCAGGCGTTGAACGACGCGCGCGGGGGGCGCGGCGTCACCGGCTTCGAAGAAATCGGCGGCCGCAAGGTTCCGTCGGTCCTCGGCATTCCCATTCGCGGCGTCGACGCGATGAACATCGACGAGGCCCGCGTCACCACCTGAGAGGAGTAAGGGAATATGAACACCGACCGCGAACTGCTCTGCTCCGAAAAGCAGGCCATCACCGCAACGCCGCTGGTCTCGACCGACAGCGTCATCGTCACCGGTCTGCTCGGGGCCGATCGAAGCCGCAACCTTCGCGCATTCGCCCAGGTCGAGACGGCGCTTTCTGGCGGAGCCGGGACCGGCATTACCGTCGAGATCATTCAGGCCGACAATGCGGCTCTCACCGCCAACGTGCAGAGCCTCCATTCGACTGGGAACATCCCCACGGCCGACGCTCCGCTCGGAACGCGCCTGCTCGATCAGCCGATGCCGGCCTTCACCAAGCCGTATGCGGGCTTCCGCTATACCTCGGCTGGCGGCGCTTACGCGGCCGGCGCGATCACGGCCGGCTTCGTTGTCGGCACCGAGACGCCGGAAGCAACCCGCCC